GATGCCGGAACCGGGTCGGGCCATTCTTCATGACTTGCGGCGCATTATCAAGCCCGCGCAAAGTAGGGTGAATCCCCGCGCCGGCGGGAGGGGCTGGTCCGTCGTGGCGCAAACCGCGCCGGGCATTGGGGGGGCAAGCCCTGCCGCTCCACAATGCCGGCCGGGAAAAAATAATCCGCGCCGCCGCTGGCAAACCGGCCAATGCCGGTGCTAAAATTCCCCACTTAGTTAATGGTCGCAATGGTCGGCCCGCCCACCCATACCCCGCCCCGGTAGCTCAGTTGGATAGAGCATCCCCCTCCTAAGGGGAAGGTCACACGTTCAAATCGTGTTCGGGGCACCAATCAAAACAAAGCCTTGCAGGATTTCCCGCAAGGCTTTTTTGTTGGCGGCCCGCTGCCGCGCCCGGCGGGGTGTAAAGCGACGGATAAAACGATTCTCAACGACAGATAAAATGAGAACAAAAATTCTGTCATGGATGAGATTAGGGCTTATACCTCAACGGGGAAAAATTCGCCGTTTGGCGCTGGCCCGTCCAGCTTTCCGCCTAGCACAAAGGCGCGTTGACCGACAGCAACATCCTGGCCGCGCACCCGCAACACGCCGCCGCCCAGCAACTCGACCGCACACGATCCGTCGGCGTAATGCGCAATCACCGTCCCGCACATTCGCGGCTCGGTCGCGTTAAGATCAGCCCACAACGCCCACAGGTTAGCCATGGCGCTCGACCTCGATGGTTTGCATCACATCCACCACGCCATCGCCTGCCAGCTCCGCCGTGAGGGCAAGGGAACGCGACAGCCCGCGCCAGTTCACGCCGCCGTCATTGGCAAATTCCAATAGCTTGCCGGGCCGTATCGGGCCGATTTCATCGCCCACGGGCATGCGGATCGTCATCATGCGCTGCCGCCCGGTGTCGGCCAGCACGGCAATACCCCTTTGCCGGGCCAGGGTGACATCAGTAGCCAGCGGCTCCGAAATTTGCGGTGCCTCAATGCTGCCGGAAGTTCCCGAGCGCGTCACCGGGCTGACAATCCCGCCGCGTTCGCCCACCACCCAGACCCGGTTGTATTTTGGCTTGGTGACCCAACGCTCCCCTCTTGCATCGAAATAACTGCGCGGGATTTGCGCCCAGGGCGTCGCGTCCCCCCACAGCCACGGCCTGACCGGGTAAAGGGGCGAAAGAGTAAAGCCTTGGCCCTTGTCCGCGCTGGCGACCACGCCGCCCGCCGCCTCGGCGATCCGCCGCAACGCCTGCAAGGGCGTACCGCGAAACGACCATGCGCCCTCGGCCACCAGCCAATCCTCCAGCTCCCAGGTCAGCGGAACGCCGTAGGGCAACACGTCCAGTGCCAGTTGCTGCGCCGTCCTCGCCTCCGCGTTCATCCACGTCGAGACCAGCTTTAAATCGTCCAAATATGCGCCCAGCGAGCGGCCATGCACATCGCCGTCGCCCTCGCCAAATGTGGCCTGGCTCTCGGGGTCTTCGACGACGAAATCAAACTCATGCCCGTTCAACGTCGCCCGCACTTCGACGGGGCCATCCTCCAAGGGCGCAACCAAGCCGAGATCGGCATCGTCGGCCAGCTTGGCCGACAGCGACCACACAAACGCCGGTTGCGCCAGAGACACTGACAACGCCGTGACCGGGATGGGATGTCCGTCGGACAGCCGGACAAGCGATGCGGAGTCGTACATGATGCGAAACCTCAGAGTTTGAACGTAACGCTGTGCGCCACGTTTCTTGCCAAAAATTAGCGTGAGCCGGTCGGGTGACAGCGGCTCAATGAAAAGCAAGTTGGGGTCGCCCCGCTGGGGCTGCGCCGGGGGCGGCGAAATCCGGCGCTCCCAACGGGCGGGGCCGGGATAGCGGCCCATGCACACACGAATCAATAGGCGCATGCCACGGACAACACCGGCTGGGACATGCCAGCCAAACGAGTTACCCGCCCTTATGCCGTCCTGATACAGCCCCCGTAAGGTGCGGCTTGACTGAATGATGTGATGGTCGCGGATGTCCAGCCTGGTCCCCGCGATTCCGGCGGCAATCCCCGCGACATCCAAGGACAGTTCGGCCACATCCATTTTTGAGCGATAACGGATGCCGGCCGATCCGCCCAATCTGGCGGGCATGGCCTGGGGCAGGATGTCCAGGCGCTGATAGACGGGCCGGGCATACCACAAGGGCGCGGCAAGGCGCTGAAACCGTGCCTGTCCGGCCCCGACAGAGACATTCAATGTCTGGCGCACAGCCGCCACAGGCTGGCCTTTGATCCGCAATGCGCCCCATACCCCCACCCCATCCTGGCAGCGGATGGACAGGCTGGCGGCAGGCCCGCGCTTGATCTTCGGAAGCCCTATGCCAGCCCCATAAAATGCCGGTCGGGAGACAGCGGCAAGGAATCCCGTTTTTACGGACGAACCACTTGCCACAAAAAATGCCTGGGCATGGGCGGGAAAATGCGCTGCATGGATGTGGACGCCGGCGGCGTCAAACACGGGACTGCCTGCGGCGGCGTGGAAGGCTCCCTGCCTAACCGCGCCGCCCAGTCCCTTAAACGCCGCCGCCGGGATAATCGCGGCAAACACCCCCTCGACGATGACCGGGGCGGCGGCGCTCGTGCCAAAGACCAGATCGACTTGGTTGGCGGATGGCGGCGTATACGCCCCGCCAAAAACCAGATCGACTGAGGCCATGTCAGGAGGCCGTTATCGAAGCGGAGCCGAGCCGAATATAGTCGTTTTTGCTAAACACGACGCTCGGCAGCACCAAATCCCCCAGCAAGGCATGGTCGGCTGCGCTAATCGCCGCCAGCAGCCCGGCCAGATCGGTGACGCTGAAATGGGCCAGCAGGCCGTTAAAATCGCTGACGCTATAGACGGAGAACAATGCCGAAGCGTCTGACACATCGAAATCGGCGACAAACGCATCGTCAGAATCGACAAACCTGCCCCAGGTCGGGGAAGAAGTCCCCGCCGGCAACACCAGCCCGTCACCAACGGATGCAAAGGCAATGAGGCCCGCCGCTATGCCAGACTCGACGGGATCATGCAGCAACATCTCGCAATGCAAAGTCGTGGCGGTGCCGCCGGTGGCCGGACGGGTGCCGGTGTACAACCGCATCTTACCCGGCCCGCTGCCCGCGTTGATCGCATCGACGATCAGTTGGGCATGGGCGGCGCGAATCGACTCCGAAGAGGCAAAATTCATGTCAGGATCTCCGGAAACAGGTTGTCGGCGGGTGCCAGGTTGTAGCTGCGGGTTGGGTGCAAGGCGACGGCGTAAAACTCAAGAGTTGGATCTAGATAGGGAAATGCATAGTTGCCGTCTGCGTCGCTGACCGTGCTGCGCGCCACTTGGCTGTTAATCCTCAAATGCAACCGCACCGGACAATGGCCGATAACCACCGCTGCGCCAACCGAGGGCTGGACCTTGGTGGTGCCGATGATGGTCCCGGCGCCGCCGTACTCCCGGTCCATGGCGGCGACACCGGCCAGCGCCTGGGCAGTCGCCGGGCCGGACGTGCCTTGGGCGGGCGTGGCGACGGCGGAGCCGAACGCGCCGCAGGCCGTCAGCACGGCCATCAGAATCCCACCGTGCCGTAGGTGGTGATATCCACGCCGATCATCGCCGCCGAGCTTGACCCGGCACCGATTTTGACCAGCATGATCGTCCGCCCCGGCAAGTTTGGCATGTTCGTGAGCATGTCAAATGTGGCCCTGCTGCCGCAGTTGACCGGGTCCCAGAGCAGCGGGAACTGTCCGCGCAGATTGCCGGCAATTGTCGTGCCTTCGATGAGGTCCAACGGCCCCCGCACATTGTTTGTACCGTCCGAAGGGTTTGAATCGGGCGGGGCATAGGAGGCGTTTTGGATGCTGCCGCCTAAGATCCCGCCGCCGTAGTAATTGCCGCACCTGGTAAACTGCAACGCGCTGCCGCCCTGGTTGTGAGTGCGCTGTATATATTGCCCCAGCTGGGATGCCCCCGGATTTTTCAGGGAAAACCCGCATGAAGTGCCGGGTTGGGCGGGCAGCGATGTTGATCCGGTGATGATGCCGTGAAACGCATCACCGGCTTTGTTGGTCAAGCAGCAGCCCGCATAATTGGTGTCGTAGAGCGTTGGATAACTGTTTGACCATGCCACGCCCATGTACATCCCGCCCCTCCAAATAACGATGACGAACGGCTTGTTGCCGCCCGCCCCGTCGGTCTTGCGCCAATACAATCCAGGCGCGGCCCACTGGGCGACGGTCGGGCAAAGCCCGGTCATCGTGCTGTAATCCGGCGTTCCCGCCGCCGTCTCCGCCAGCCGCATCCCGGCATAACCGGCGTTGCTGTCGTCAAGCATCAAATACCCCGGCCAGGTTGCCGTGTCCTTGAACTGCCAGACGGACTTGTTTGACGCGCTGGCCGTCCGCGTCATGCCCGCCGGGGCGCGTTTCAGGGTGATCGTGCCGGTGGCCGGTGACGGCAGGTCGGGCGGGCAGTTAAAGATGCAATTGGTGGCGCCGGGCGCGGCATTGAGCGCGTATTCACCGTTCCAGCCGTTCGTGCTGTTTGCGATTTCAACGATGTGCGGCATCCCCGTGATGCCATCCGCCAAGTTCAATCCCGCCGCCCGCGTCGCCGTGGCCTCGCCGCCCGATTGTGTGAGGGAGTCCAGCGTGACGCCGCCGAAGCCGGTCACTCCGACCGCATACAGCAGCGCCTCAAGCTGTCCCGCCCCGCCCGCCGCGCTCAATTGCGGAATGCCCGGCTGGCCGGAATGGAAAACATACACTTCGGCGCTCATTCGGTGTCTCCGATGATGTCAATGGAAAAGTCGGCAGTCGTCACGGTGGCGTCGCCCGGCAAGACGGTCATCAACGCCCACACTTTTTTCTTCGCGGCCAGGGTGTTGAACCGCAGCGCGTTGCCCTCGGACGGCCCATTCAGCGACCCGGCAGGCACGACGAAATAAGGGTATCCGCCGGGGTTTTCGTCCGTCTGTGTGGCCGGGTTGACCGGCGCGTAATCCGCGTTGATGGACGCCGGCGTGGTGGTGATCCGGCCCAGGTTTTCCCCAACGCAATGGAACGTGGTCGGCGTCACGAAATACAGCGCCCACCGCTCCGTAATGGCCCCGGCGTTCGTCACCGCGATCTGGTAATTGAGGGAATCGAATTGCAAGGCTGGCTCAGATCCGACCCGCGTGTCCGACCAGACCGGCGAGGCGGCATTCCACGTCGTCTGCGTGAACAGCTTGTTCATATCCACACGCGCCTGCAAGTCGCCCATCTCGGCTGCCGATGACAGGTACGCGCCCTCCGGCATGCCGTCCTGCAACGGCGGGCTAAACCGAACCCGCCCGGAAATGTCGACATCCGACACCACCCGATCCGCCATGATCGTATGGTAGAAGGTGAATGGTTGAACAAAGGCGGACAGGTTTAGGCTGGCCGAAAAGGTGATTGTCCCCGCCTCCAGGCTGGCCTCAAACGTCGAGGCTCCGGCGGGGACAATGGTCCCCGCCGCGTCCTCGACACGCGCCCGCGCCAGCCTGATCCGGCCCGCCGAATGCGTGGAGCCTGGGGTAATGGGAGTTGGCAAGACCAAGGAATCTTCATGGTGGAACACCACCACATCCCCGGCCTGGACTTTCAGGACGCGCCCGTCCGGCGGCATCCGGGTGGGCTTGACGCCTATCCGGTCCTCGGAGCTGGGCAAATAGGTGTAGGCCGTGCCGGTGACGCGCAGGCTGTCCGCCCAGATCAAATACGGTTGCCATACCTTGCCGTCGCTGGCGCGCACATTGGCCGGGCTGTACCAGCCGTCGGACTCATGTCCGGCGGCGGCCACCCACGCGCCAAAGCGCAAATGCGCCAGCCCGGTGGACACGTCGACGGTCCCCATGCAATTCATTTCAGCCACCAGGCCGGTGCTGGGGGCAAAAAATGACACCGAACCGCCATCCACAAGGTCCGCCAGCACTTGCACACTTCCGGGGCGAAGCGGCGCGGAAGGGATGCGGAAAACCACGTCCGAAACCGCGTTCCGGCCCAGGATGCTCGCCAGTGATTGTAAGATGACCGTGCTGCTTTGGCCTTCCGGCCACTGGGTCAGATTGACCTGGGCCGAGGCATAGTCGATGTCCCCGGCCACCGTGCCGCTGCCGGTCAGCGGGTCGAACGCGGTGAATATATTGCCGTTGCCGCCGGCGTCCAAGAATGTCGCGCCGCCCAGCATAAATCTCACCGCCCCGGCGACGAGATCCTGCTTATAGTTCGGCATCAGGTCAATTTGCATCGTGTCCGGGGTAAACGTCTCGGTGTGCGCGTCGGGCGACGTGCCGGTGCGGTAATGCACGGTGATGTCGCCTGACAGGTCGCCGTACAACGGCTCGGTGACGACCGTAGGCCGGGGCGTGACAATTGCCAGAGTCGGGGGAGTTGGATTGGGGGATTGGACAATAGCTAGGGTCATGTTATGTATCCTTAAAATCCAAATGCGATGCTTTGGCCCGGCGTCCAAAGCCCGCCTTCGGTCATGGTGTAAGACACTTTATGGTTGCCGACCTGACGCACGGTGTGGATTTCGAGCGTCCCTCCGAGATAATTCGCGGTGCTTCCCGGCAGGTCGTCAAAACCTCCCGATCCGTTATCTTGCCCGTGCATCATGCCCGATGTCCGGCCACCCGACACAAACGCCTGATCCCAGACCAGCGCATAGCTGACGTCAACAGAGCCTGGGAGAATATCGCCCTCGGGCAAAGTAATGTTGGCAACGCCACCCCAAGTCATTGGATTTGTGGCGACAAACGTTTTCTTTTCGCCGGTGTGGTAGGCGACGTGGTATTGCGTCCCCGGCGGCGGCAACACCTTTGGCCTGACCCATAATTTGGAATCCGCATAGACGATCTGCCCCGTCGCGTCTGAATCATCGGTAAACCCGCCGTGTCCGTTGTCCGTCGCCGTCCGGTCGGCTATCCCGTCGTTCCATGTCACGACAAAACTGCCCGGATGCCCGCCGGGGTGGGCGCACTGCAACACGGCGGCGGGCGGCAAGATGGTCTGGTCCGAACGTTTCACGGTCAGGTTGGGGACGGCCCAATAAAACACCACTTCGCTGCCGATGTCCGGCAACGCGCCCAGCGTGGCGGTGGCCTGCCCGGTCGATACGGTGTAGGTGCCTGACCCATAAGCGGGATCGCTGCCCGCTAACACGCCGTTGCCGCCATCTTCCAGCCGATACCATTTTCCCGCCGTCCGGTATTCGACCATCAGCGCACCGGGCGGCGGCGGCGGGTCCAGTTCCAACGAATACACCGTCCCCTGTGCGCCGACCGCAACGCCGAATGACGTGCTAAACACGTTCACGCTAGGCGCGGCGGCGGGCTGGAATGTCGCGCCAGCCGCGCCCGAATAGGTGGGCGAGCCTGCCGACAGGACCATGTGGCCCGCCGCGTGGTCGAACGTCCCAACCGGAACCGAGCCGGACATGACGACACCCGCCCCGGTCGCTAGCAAGGTCGCGCCGCCGATGACCAGCGAAAACGTGCCGCGCACACAGGGTGTGCCCAAATAAACGCTGTCGCCGGGGCCGAGCGCTGCCGTCGAAAACGCGACCGTGACTAGATTGCTGCCGGACACGGCCAGGGCCGCGACGGCCCCCCGCAGCGGGTGTGTGCTGGGAATCGCCGACTCGGAGCGCAGGGGCGGGACGATCTGCGCGAACACGCCGTCGACAAACGCCTCGCTCTCGCCGGCCTCCACAGCCGCCGTCAACTGCATGATGCCTTTAAACGAGGCCGCGTTCGCGGCGGTCGTCGTCACTACGACGGCGCTGGGATTGGGCAAAACCTGGATGGCCGGCGGTTCGCCGACAAAATCAGTCTCCATCTTGTCGGCGATTTCCACGGTCAACACGTCGCGGGTAAAGAACACCTCGGCGCCTCCCGTCCAAATCGAAAACTGGCGGGTCGCCACCGAAACCTTCGTCACCACGACAAACTGCTCAAATTGCGTCGGCAACCCAGGGTTGGCGACCAGCGCCAACACCGAACCCACGGCGGGCAGTTCGCCGCCCACCGGCTGGAAAATTTGGATCGTCTTGCCGCCGCTGGGCTGGGTCTCCAGCAACCTGCCCGGCCAGCGGCTGCCCAACACCAAAAACTTTTCAAAGTTGTCGCGGGCGGTCGACCATGTGTCAAACCAATCCTGGGTTTCCAGCAGCGTGACAACGCTGTTAGGGTCCGTGCTGGGTCGGCTGACAAAGGCCAGCACGCGGCTGTAAACCTGGCTGTCCGGCGTGTCGATGCCGCCGAACACGGCCCGCGCAAACACATAGCCGGTCGCCTGCCGGACCAGGCTGGGGATGGGGCCAAACACATTGCCCATCTGCCCGCTGGGGATCTTCACCCCGACCATCGGCCCGCCGTTGTCGGACTCGTTGTTGTTAGTCCGCGCCTTCCAAAAGGCGATGTCGCCGTCATTCAGCATTTGCAATCCTCAGGTTGATAGCGATTGACCACCACTCGTCGGCCTCGCCGTAGGAATAGCCCAGCAAAGGGACGCCGCTCACCGGCGGGCCGTCGGAGTAGCGGAAATCCACGGGTAAAGTCTGGCCGAACACGGCCAGCGTCATCGACACCGGCTCGGCGGCGGCCAGCGCCTGCAAGGCGGCGAACATCGAATATTGCACGGCCCCCATGTTGTCCTGGCCCGTGGCAAACGAGAGGCTCCGGCCCGCCTGCTTGTGCGACCGCTTTAAAACCAAATCGCCGGTCAACGAAAACTTCGCGACCTCCGCGACCGGCGACCAAGCGAAATAATCCCGGCAGGCCATGCCGTCGGGCAAGTCGATAACGACCGTGGAACTGTCTTGCAAATGGGCGGTTAAGAGCATGTGTCACCCTCTGCCGACCGTTGCCTGCTTGACCCGTTGCATGCCGCGCAGGAAGGCTTCTTGATCCTGCGCCAGCACCCGCGCAGTATCCCCGCCATTGCCAAACCGCATCTCTACCACTCCGACGGTCTGGGTCAGTGGCTGGGTCGGGGTAGGCTGCGACGTGGGTGCCATTTGGTTGGATTGACTGTTCTTTTCGGCGGCGGCCTGCTGTTGTTCTTGGAGTTTTTTCATTTTGAGTGAATGCAGCTCATCCAATTCGCTAATTGCCTTGTCAAAATCCTGGGCGGCTTTTTCCGCCCCCTTGCGGTCGGCATCGGCCTGTTGCTTGGCCAGCGCCGCCCGCCTTTCCTCATAGGCTTGGCGCTCTTGCAGTTGCTTAAGCTCCTCTTCGGATGCGCCTGCGGCCTGGGCACGCGCCAACGCCAGATCGTTTTGCAAGCCTGCAAGCACCCCGGCGGCAGTATCTTCCAACGACTGCCGCAGTTGCTTGGCCTGGTCGTTGGCCTGTTTGACGGCGTCGCGGATTTGCCGTGCGGCCCCCGCCGTGTCCTGGCCCGCAATGCTTGAGCGCTCCAGCCAGCCGGCCAGCCCCTCGCCTTCGCTGACTAGGCGGTCCAGGTCAGTGGCGCTGGTCGCCTTTTGCAATTCCTGCGCGACTTCGGCGGCGCGCAGGATGTTGCGGTGGATCTCATTCGCGCCGTCCACCCACACCTTCACCGCGCCCGGCCCGTTGCCTAGCAGTTCGCCGTTTAGGCGGATCAGCGCTTGGGTGGCGCTGTCCGTCGCCTGCGCCGCATCTTGGGCGGACTGTGCGGTTTGGTCGGCGGCTTGCGCCTGCTTTTTGTTGGCGGTTGCGGCCTGCTCACTGGCTTGCGCATTAGCGGATTTGGCGGCGGCAGAGGCTTGTGCCGCGTCGGCCTCCAATTGCATGGCCTTGGCGTTGTCCTTGGCAGCTTCAATCAGCGCCTGGTCGGCGGTCGTCAACGCGCCATCGGCGGCAAGCTCTTTCGCCAGCGCGTCGGCCTTGGCTTTCGATGCGTCGGCTTCGGCCTGTTTCGCCGCCGCGACCGCATACGCCTGCTGCGCCTCGGTTTGCGCGATTTGGATGCCCAGTTGCGCGGCGACGCGGTCGTCGCCCCGCGCCAAGGCCATGCGCTTCAGCGCGTCGATCTGCTGCAAATACACCGCATATTGCTTTTCGACCAGCCCCGTCTCGCGCTGCGCGTCGGCGGCGGCGGCGTCGAGTTCGCGCCCGTGTCCTTGTAGCGCCTCTGTGTAAAGTTTTAACGCGCCGGTGGCGCGGACGTGGGCCTCCCCAAGATCCGCCGCGCTGGCCTTGCCGTCGGCATAGCTGGCCTGGACGGCCAGCAGTTGGCGGGATGCAAACTCCGCCGCATTTTTAAGCGCGTCCAACTGGTCTGCGGTGAGCGCCGTCGCGGTCTTCACCCCGTCAAGCGCCGGCGGAAAGCGCAGCAACATTTCCAACTGGCTTTGCGCGGCGGCGGTCTGCTCGTTCTTGGCGGCCACGTCCTGTTTGGCAGTGGCAATGGCCTGGCGTTTTTTGGCGTCAAGCTCGCCGTCGGCGTCGGCGGCGCGTTGCGCCATCTCCAAGGTTTTCTGCGCGGCCTCCGCCAGTTGCCGCCGGCTGTCGATCAGCGCCTCGGCATTGTTGATTTCGGCCCGCTTAAGCTCCGCCGCCTTGTCGATGGCTTGGTTTTCAAGCTCCAAGGCTTTTGCATGGTCGCCTGCGGCTTTCGATTCCTTTGCAGAGGCGTCCAGAATCTCGAATTGGCGCTTAAGCTGCTCCTCGCGGGCCTTGCCGCTGGCTTCAATGACGGCGGCTTCGGTGGCGACTAGCTTGGCGTTGTCCTCCGTCTGCTGCGCGGATTTGGCGAGGACGGTTTGATAGTCCTTTTCGGCCTTGAGCTTGGCGGCGGTGGCCTTCGCCACATCTTCGCCGCTGGCCGCGCCGTCCTTTTGCGCGGCGGTCACCTGGGCCAGGCTGGCGGCGGCTTCATCCTGGGCGGATTTCAGCCGGTCCAGCACGTCCGCCGTGACCGTCGCCGTATTCTTGAGGCCGGTGAGCGGATCTATCGTGGCATCCAGCGCAGGCTTGAGTTCCTTGGCGGCTTCGGCGGCTTGGTCCAGGGATTCCTTCATCTTGCCAATGGGGTTGCCCATGGCATCGTAGTCGCGCTCAAGCCCCAAAAAAACCTGCTTGAAGTCGCTGGACAGCGAGTTGAAGAGGCGGGCCGCACCCTCCGCGTAAAACTCCGCCCCGTCGGCCAATATCTTGTAAAGCTTGGTGACGGTCGGCTCGGTTTCCTTTGCCAGCTTCGTCCAGGCATTGGACATGCGGCTGGCAGAGGCTTCGATGCCGCCCGCTGCTTTTTCAGCCGAGCCTTCGGCGTCTTGCAGGGCACGGATGTAGACATCCTTGAAGAACGCGGAGGATATTTTCCCCTCGTTCACCAGTTTGCGAAGTCCGCCGCCGGCCAACCCGGCGGCGGCGTCCATCTTTGCCAGCAAGCCGGGGATGGGTTCGGTAACTTGGTTTAATTCCTCGGCATGTACCGTGCCGCTCGCCAGCGCCTGTTGCAGGCCATACATGGATTGCTTCAACTGCTCGGCGCTAATCCCCGCCTTGGATTGCATGTCCGAACTCAGGCGCAACAAATCGAGATTATCCTTGCGGGTAATCAGGCCGGCCTGTTCCAGGCTGAGAAGCGCGGCCTCCGACTCGGTGAGGTCGACAATCTTCTTGCTGTGCTGTTCCGCTATCTGGGCGACGGCGGCCTGCACGGCCCCATAGTCTTTCGTGCCATGGGTCAGCCCTTGGATGCGCAAATTCAGGTTGCTCAACTCGCGGTCGGTTTGCGCCAGGCTGGAAATCAGGCTGCGCACACTGAACCCGGCAAGGGCGGCGCTGGCGGCGGTGCCGAAGCGGTTCCACAGGCTTTCCGACTTGGGCAGTTCGCCGTTGAGGGCGCGGAGTTCATCGTGCAGCTTGGCCCTCGCGGCGGCAAGCTGCTTGTCGGTCAGCGCACCGGACTCCGCTAAGGCGATGTAAGCGGAGCGTAATTTGAATGCCTCCGCTTGCGCGTCCTTAAGGCCCAAGGTATCCATGGCCGTCTTGACGGCTGCGGCCTTTTTTGCCTCCAACGCGAGGCGGTCAAACTCCTGGGCGAGATTGCTGACATCGACGCCCGCCGCCCTAAGCTCCTGCTCCCCAGCGTTCAGCGCCTCGCGCTGTTGGTCCAGTTTGGTCTTTAGCGCCTCTGCCTTAATTGCGGCATCAGCCGATGCGCGGGCCAGCTTTTCAAGCTCGGCCTGGGATTGCTTAAGCGCCTGGGCATCCGCCTTGGATGCTCTCGTCGCCTCGGACTGTTCCGCGCTTAATTCTTTGAGCGTTTGGCCTAGCTCTTTGATGCCTGCCTTGGCTCCTGCCGCCCGCTTTTCGGCGTCGGCAAGCTCCATCTTGGCCAACTTCAGTTCGTAGCCGAGCTTCTCCGAGTCGCCAGCGCCCACCTTGAGGGCGTTCGACAGGTCGGCGACGGCTTGCTTGAGGGGCTTGGGCGCGTCGGCGACTTCCCTGAGCCTTGCGATTTCAGCGCGGTAGCGGGCAATCCTCTCGCCATTCTCGGCGACGGTGGCAGCGGATTTTTCAAAGTCGGAGGCGAGGGATTGGGCGACCTGCTCGGCGGCTTTGAAAGCGCCATCCAGTTGGGTGGCCTCGGAAGCCGCCTTGCCGGTGGCTTCCGAGGTCATGACAATGGCCGCTTCCAGGTCCATTTGCGACTTCACCGCCTGGGCAGTGTCGCCGGTCACCACTAGCGCAATTTTGAGATCGTCAGCCATGAGCCTATCAGCCAAAACAATGGTTAATCAACAAACCCCCACTCCGGAACGCGGGGCGGGGGAAGGGAGGGCTAGGCGGTGACCGCCAAGGCGTGTTTGAGGGTGTAGATCTGCTGGCCCGGCAACTTGAAAAAACGCCCCGTGAAGCTTGGCTCGATGGGCTTGTCGGACTTGAAGTCGATGCCGCCGTCCGAGGACAGGACCACCTTGGGCGCCTCCCACAGCACATCCTTGCCGTCGAACTTGTTGAGGCCGTCCAGGCGCAGGGCGAGGGTCCATTGCGAGCGCGTGGCGGCCTGGACGATCCGCCCGCCGACTGCGGCGTAGGAATACGTCACGTCCAGCGACTCGCCGTCGGTGATGGCCCCGCCCGCCAATGCCGTGACGCTGCCAAAACGGGGATTGACCGCATAGTCAACACCGGCGACGTAGGTGACAGGCGTGGCGTCCTGGCTTTTGACCACGACGTTTGACACATAGCCGTGGGCCAGATCCACGCCCTGGCCGAGGATGGCCGTAATGGCCTCGGGGGTCGTGCTGACCGTGCCGGAGGATTGGGTGTAGCCGGTGTCGTCGCCCATCAGCGCCATGCCCAGGGCGATGCCCGTGGTCCGCGCCAGTTTTATTTTGAGTTCCGTTGGGTCCGGTTTGGAGGCTGTCGCCACCACCGCGCCAAAACTTCCTCTGTCCGAGGACATGACTTCGATGAACTTGCTTTTCTGCGTTACTTCAACCTGGGAGGAGCCTAAGAATTCGCGCCATCCCTGCGGGGTGGCCTCGCCCAGCAGTTTGCCCTCAAGGGTGCCTTCTAGGAGCAGGTCGGGAGTGTCGGTTGCCATAGTCGTTGCCTTTAGTCAATTGGTTCCCCGGTGGGGAAGGGATAGGGTGCGGGTGCGGGTTCGTTCGTGGCCGCGACGCTCTCGGCGGGCGGCGTGATAGGCCGCGTAGCAGAGGCGCGGCGTATCACGCCGGACTTGAGCAAACGGGCCTGGCTGTCCGGGTCCAGGCTATCGGCGCAATCGCCGCGCTTATAGGCGGCGCCGTCGTGGTGCCAGTTTTCCAAAAAGACAAATCCAGAGGCTGGATTGGCTTCTTGCGTTGCCGCATCGGCGGCTGGGGGTGGTGTTTTCTTTGCCATGAGTGTTGTCTTCAACCGTTGTAAATACGCCTTAAAAGCCCCTTTCGCGGGTGTAGGTGAACTTCACCGTCCAGGCCGTGGGTGTGTACATGAAGCCGTTTTGATACACTGCGGACGGCGGCGAAATCGCCCGGAATGGCTGGGACTCATCGGGGACGGGGCAGAAGCCGCGCAGCCCGTTGATGATCTGCACGATCAGCCTGCCGCTGTCGCTGTCGATCCTGGCGGTGTTGCCCGCCGCCGCAGTGGCCTGCTTGAGGTTTTTCGTCACCGCTACGACCAGCCAGATTTGCTCAACCTCGTCGCCATTGATCGAGAACCCGTGGAACACGACATGGATAGCCGGCGTGATTTGGCTCTTTTCCTGCCCCTCCTCGATGTCGGCCATCGACAGCACGGCCTTTGCCAGCGGGGCTGTCTCGCGCAGCCGAGCCAGCAAGGGCTGCTCGACGGCGAAGAAATCCTCGCGGAAGACGCTCATACCGTGCCGCCCTCGCGGGCAAAGACAGAACCTTGGTGGGAAATCTCCACCAGCATGGGCGTGTCCACCACCTTCCCCGCGCTGTCCAGGCCGAATGACTCCAGCCCGTCGCGCACGGCAACCAACAGCCTGACGGCATCCTCGTAGCGTTTGCGCACATGCTCCGGCACCTTGTCGGAGTAGAGCAAAAACCGGCAGATGTCGCACGTCGCGTCCACCAGCCGTTGCGGATAGGGCGCGGCGAGGGCCAGATCCGTGCGTCCGGTTATTTTGGATTCCACCTCGGCACTGGCGCTTGCCAACAGGTCGGCGACCACGCCGGCATCCTCCACGCCGTCGCCGTCCAGGTCGGCCAGCGTGGGGATGTCCCTAGCCCAGGGCTTCTTGTCCAAGTCGGCGCGGGTGGCGTAGAGGCTCATGGCTTCGGCTTCTTTTTGTTCGTGGCGGGGGCGTCCGCCGGTTCGTTTTGCGGCTGGCCCGGCGCGTCCTGCGCCGTGGCATCCTCGCCATTGTCCGGCTCATCCTCGATGGGTTCAGGCTCGATCACGCCCCATTTAATCCAATGCTCGACTTGCTCGGGCCGCACTTCGATGATGGAGCCGGGGCCGTGCTCGCCCTCATGGTCCGTCACCGAAAAAAGCACTCGATACCGGGCCATGATTAGGCCACCGCATCCAGGAAGGTGAAGCCGAACTCGGGCGCGGCCACCACCTCGATCACCGACTCGCCCGCCCGCACCTTGACGCCGCCCCAAAGGCCGATGTCGGGATCGACGATGGTGCCCGCCACGCGGGTGCCGAACTGCGCGGTGTAGCCCCAAGTGTTGCCGGAGTCCGGCCCGCCATTCTGGCCGAGGTAAATGCCAGATAGAACCTTGCCCCACACGCGGGTTTTAACGGTTGCCTGGCCCTTGGCCGCCGAGTTGTACCAGCCTTGGCCGACGATGATCCTGTCCACCTCGAACAGGGCCGCGAGCTGTTCCTTGCTGACCACGCCGCCATTCTTCACCGCGCCGAACACCGCCATCAGGATCTTGGGATGCTGGCGCAGGACGGTGTAGACCGACTGCCCCATGACCAGGGTATTGGGGCGCATGAAGGGCTTGTCCAACTCCTCCAAAATCGCCTTGACCGGGTTGGAATTGGTGTAGTCGGACCACTGCGACGTGCTCGACAGCGTGGTGCCATAGCTGAAATTGTCGGCGGTGGCGAACTTCGCGGCCACGCGGATTTCCCGGCGCAGCTCGACCAGCCCCATGACGCGCTGGGTGGCCCGGCCCAGGGCCGACTCGCTGGGGCCGTTCTTGTCGTCCTGGTTTGGCACCGGCTCGTCCAAGCCCTGGTTGCGGGTGGACAGATCGGTGCCATCCTGCGCCGACGAACTCAAGCTGTTCGGCTTGCCGGTGCGGCCCACATCGGTGTCGGGCGGGGTAATCCAGTCCGCCATGCGGTCGGCCAGGTGCTTGAATTCCTGCTTCTCGACCGGGGTGCGGGGAAGGACCTCGTCGGCGATGAATCCGGCTTGCCGGTATTTGATCGCAATGGCCGAGAGGGCCGGGATGATGACTAAAGGAGAGTTGCCAGCCATGGTGGTGATGCCTTAGATTTTGGTGCGATCAATCAAGATCGGGATGATGTCGCCCTGCGCCCCAGCCATCTGGGCATAGCCGATGACGCTCTTCAGCGCCTTGCGGTAGGTCACGATCAGGCGGTCGCCGGTGGTGTCTGTGCCGCCCGTGTTGCTGATGGCGTCGGCGGCGGAGATGGAAAACTCAGAAGTAAGGTCGATTGCGGCCTGGATTTTGTTGCCTGTCGCGCTGGTGCCGGTGTCGGCGGCAACGTCCAGGCGATGCACCGATAGCAGGGTGTCAATGGCGGCGATGCCGGTGATGGTAATCGCCCCCGCCGAACCGCCATCGACAATCGCGGATACAATTGCCGCCGGCGTGGCCACCACGCCCCTGCCGACTGAATCAGCGGTAATTGGCGCTTCGCGGGTCGCGCCGCCCACGCCCAACTCGACCTGGGCAATGCCCAACAGCACCACGTCCACGCTTTGCTCGGCGGCGGTGGTCGGCAGCTCGTTGGTGACGCCCTTCAAGCCGTCGGTCGCGGCGGCGGCATGGACCACATGGCGGTCATCAGTGACGGCCTTGACGATGCGATAAGGGTTGGTGGCCGCGCCGGACTGGTACGGCTTAACCAGCAGATGGTTTTGATAGGACATGGATTAGGCTCCTTGGGTGACGTGGCTGACTGCGTCAATGTCGTTGACGACAATGCCCAGGGCCGCTTGTTCGGTTTGGTACTTGGTGGCGAGGGCGGCGATGCCCTGGGCATCGGCCTTGCCGTCCTCGGGGGGCGTCCTGCCATGGGTCTGCATCCGGCCCAGCGCGGCGATGGGCCGCGCCGTTTGCAGGTATGCTGTCAGCGCGGCGAGGTTGGACTTGCCCAACTCCCGCGCCCACTCCACCTGGGCGGGCAGCAAGCGCCCGTCGCTCTCGGCGGGGTCGATCAAGTCCTCGACCTCGCGCGCGTTCCATTTGGCCTGCAACGCGGCCAGCTCGGTTTGCGTGGCGGACAGGGCGGCAACGGGGACGTATTCCGCCGGGTCGGGCTTCTTCGCCCTCAGCGCGGCAAGCTGGTTTTTGCGGGCGGCAAGGAAAGCGGGCAAGCCCGACGCCGCCGCCGGGGCAATTTCCGCCGCATCCTCGGCGGCTTCCGCCAGCACTTGGGCCTTGAGCTTGTCCAGCTCCGCGATGATTTCTTGCGGGGTGCTGGTGATGGGGATCTGAAGGAACCAGATCAATTTCTCGCAAATGTCGTCCATTAGGCTCTCCGATTGGATGATGGCGGCGGACGCGGCGGCAAGCTCCCTCATGCCGTCGATGGCCGGGTTGTTGGTGATGGCGACGCTCAACAGGCCGACTGGCCTGCCGTCGGACTTGCGGTAGGGGAACAGCGGCGACAGGTAGCGGTATTCGCCCGCCTCGATGTGCGCCCTGGCGGCGGCGGTCCAGGCGACGGTGCCGAACAGCCCCGCGCCCTCCACCCATTCCAGGCTCTGCCGGTCCAGCCAGCCCGCCGCGATAGCCTTGCCGCCGTTCTGCGCGGCGGTCAGGTCGGCGTGTTCGTAGTACACCGGCAGGTCGTTCTTGCGCTTGCCCACTTGGCCGATCAATGCCGACGCGGCGGCGGCGTCCATGTGCCATGGCCCCGCGCCCAGCATCGCCCCGTCCGGCGCGTCAAACTCGCCGGCGGGAAAAATTTGGATGCGCGACGGCTCGGCCTGGTTGAGGGCTAAGGCGAGGGCGGCAACGGGATGGTTTTTTTGTTTTGGCATGGCCGTAGTCTACCGACCGGCACGGGCGGCGTTTAGGCAAAGCCTTGGGTAAAACAGAGGACGGCGGGAGATTTAATACGGGGCGATTTAAGGCGATTTTTGGCGCAATCCAACCCGATGTACGGCAAATCTTTTTGCGGCGTTTTTAAAGGGGGTTTAAAGGGGTTTGCGGGCCATGTCCGACGCGCCCGCCCGCCCATTTTTCATGATGGCGGGAAAATAGGCGGGTTTAAGCGGCAAATCCCCCCAGGTAGTGCCGCAGGGTCGCCAGCATCGCGGCGCGGTCTTCGGCGGACACGCCCAGGAAGGGCCGCGCCGGGATGTCGCCCCACAGGTGCGGAAACTCGCCCTTGCTGCCGCCGAACTGCTGCATGGCGGCATAGGGCAGGCTGCTGCCCACCGCCAAGGTGTTGCCGTGCACTTGGTAGTGGATCGTGGTGGACAGCGCCTTGCTCTCGCCGATCAAAGGCTTTTTGCCTGCCAGCGCGTTTGCAGCCTTCGCCCCGGCCCTGCCGTCTTTGAGATACCAGCCCTTCTTGTCGCCGGTGCGCTTGCCGGTCTTTACCTCATACACGCCGCTGATCTGGTTTAGGTAGGCTTCCAGCGTCGCCTGGGTGTTCGATGCCCAACGCTGACCATCTGGTCCGGTGCCGGTCTCGAAGCGGCGCTTGGTAGATTCGGTCAGATCCTCGCCGATCTCCAGCAACGCGGGCCGCATGTCCTCCAGCCTGGCGTGCAGGCGTCGCAGGGCTTCCAGGACGGCGCGGTTGTCGACGGTGATTTCGATCATGGTGCTATACTAATTCATGACTGTAAGGCGGCTGTTTCCAACGGGTAATGGTTGTCTGGCGCAAATCCAGCATGATGCGGGTTCGAGTCCCGCCGCCGCCTTACGGCCATTCCCCCCACACCAATTCCCAAGCGGCCTGCTCCTTCACATTGTCCCACCCCACCAAGCCTGCGGTGGTGATGGCGTTGGTGTTGATCTTGGCCCTTTTCCCCGCGATCCTATCTTTGGCCTTGTAGCCCAGCTCCACCATGACTTTGGCAAATTCAGAGCGCGACACTCGGAACACATAGGCCAAGGCGGCCGGCTTGCCTTGTTCCAACCCTTGGACATCCCACAGAACCGCAATAGGTTTGTCCAGCCTGTCGGGAAGTTGGGCGGATTGCGCATCGGGGAGCTGCCCGGCCTTGGCGTCCCGGTGGAAATGGGCGTATTCGGAATCCCCCAGGGTAATTCCCGCCGTCTCAGGCTCCATCCCCTTGGCTTTCAGGAAATCCACGATCTCAGGCTTCAAGGCTCCAACCACAAACCGCTCCCCCTTCGGCCTGTGGCGGTCGATGCCGTCCACCCACCCCCGGTAGGCCGCCGCCACCTCGTCGAGCAAGTCCGTCCCCCCGTAGGCCGCCTGCACCGCCAGCGCGCCGATCTTGGCGGGCACGGTGGCGGCCTTGTCCATCAGCAGCTTGCCGACCCACGCCTGCCCCGGCACGTAGCCCCAGCCGTAGTCCACCCCGGCGGGCACCGCGTGGGTGTCGCCCCAGCGGTCCACATAGTCGTAGGTGCCGTCGTCGGGGGCGGTGTCGCGGCCTGAGGCCGGGGCGGCCACGGCCACCACGCGGCAGCGGCAGCCGTAGCCGTTGGGCGGGAAATGCGTCTGCAACCAGGGGTCATCGTGGCGCAGGGTCAGGCCCGACCATTGGACATGCAGGGGCCGGGGATGCGCCACGCTGTCGTTGTGTATGTACTTCCAGTAAGGCCGGTTTTTTAGTAGGTCGGGGTGGGTGAGCTGGGCGTAGCGGCCCGCCGCGTAACTGGCGGACAGGTTGGTCTGGTAGATCACGCGGGTGCGCCAATCGAACGCGCCGGTGTAGTCCCAGCCATGCCGTTGCACGGTCTTGGCGAAGTCTTGGCGGAATTGCTGGAGCGTCCCGCCCTGGTCGATGGCCGTTTGCACCGCCCCGTAGAGGTCGGCCAGCAGGTCGGCCTTCGCCGCGCCCGCGACCATGAACGCCCGGTCGTGCGCCGACTTGAGCACGTCGTCGTAATGCTCGGACGGCAGCAACAGTCCGGCCTTGCCGAGGAAGAACTGGATCTGCTCTTCAAAGGGCAGTTGGAACGGGCTTTTCTCGCCAGGCGCGGGGGCGGGGGCGGGGGCGGGGGCGGGGGCGGGGGCGGGG